TTCGGTGGCTTTGGTTTGTGTTGGTGATGATCTGCCCTATCCGTGGTGAGCGTACTGTCCGATTTGTCCGTATTTACGGATACTCCTGAGCGCACACGTGCTACATACATCGCTGTCGTACACACGCACATGCAGCCGAAATCTCGCACGTACACGCACTACATACCTTGCTGTCCCATGCTCAAGCACGCACACGCCCTCGTTTGCAACCTGCTTTTGATTAGATTTTCTATCATACGTACAGGTTTCTTTCTTTCTTTGGGGCTTTTTGATGCTGAAAAACTGATCTGCTATGATGGTTTTCGGTGGTCAAAAGACTACCAAGAAACTCTCTCAGGCGAGGTTAGTTCATTTCCTTCGTAGGCTTGAGAGGGTTTCTTTATCATCACGAAAGGAACCACATGTATATCGAGATAACAGACGGCATAGCGGTAATTATCGCCTTGTCCCTAAGTATCACGCTCATCACCACCACCGCACTACAAAATGCTCGGCTCACACGTCAAGTACGTGAGTTAAGAGCAGGCAAGAAGTAGCCATGAGCAGGCTCAACAAAGCACCAAAGTTCCTGTTCAAGTGTACGGATTGTGATTATCACGCCCCAATCAAAGGGTTGTGGGCGGTAATCACTCGCTACGCTGACGATGGTATGTACTCGTTTCTATGCGCAGTTTGCGACATGAAACACACAGACAAGAGAAAGGAAGCCCATGCCTAGCACACAGGTACCCCCAGAGATACCGCAAGGTACGTTCAGCGCATACTATCACGAGGAAGTATCCACTCATGATTGGTATGCGTGGCTTCCACAAGAGCAAATTGTCGCTATCCACAGCATCGTACTCCAGCACACAGGTTGGGGAACTTGCGATTGCGGTAGGAGTGGCAGGTTTTACTCTTACTCACGCTACGGCAACGTGCTGGTTGTGAGCAAATGTCAGCGTTGCATACGTACGTTCGTAGTAAATAACGACAACGTTATATCCAGCGTGTACAATAACTGCTCGATAGACACACTCATGCCTCTCGGAAGTTTTCCGCAAGACACATCGGAACGTACAATGTGTACTTGTGGTGAATTTATTTTCCAAGAAGGTGATTTTGTAGCACGTAGGTTGATAGAGTCTACGTATGCACACAGCAGTTCCACAACCAATGAGCCTGTCTTAATCCATAAGTCATGCTCGTTCTCGTGTAATATGTGCCATGAAGTGTTTATTTCTAACAGGCGTTATAGTGCGTATTACTACAATGGTCGTCAGATATGCGGAGATTGTGCGATTATCTGCTCAGATGCAGATGATGTACACTCATGCGATAACTGCGCTCATTACTTCGATGAAACCTTTTACTCAGATTGGCGCCAGCGTGATCTATGTCGTGAGTGCTATGACGAGGAAGTCGAGTGTAATGAGTGCGGATACATGACAAACGAGGATTACATGGACGATCACGAGTGTTATCGTGATAGTTCAGGTATCTACGATTACTCATACAAGCCAACCCCTGTATTCTACGGGCACGATGACTACTACTTCGGTATCGAGTTAGAGGTTGAGGATAAGGATAACTGGTCTTGTGGCGCAGGTGCAGAGATCGTGTATGAAACACTCGGAAGTCGAGTGTATTGTAAGCATGATGGCTCACTCAATGACGGCTTCGAGATTGTATCTCACCCACACTCACTCGAGGAAGTACAAAAACTAAACTGGAACTTCTTGCGTGTCCTACGCAACAAAGGTTTCCGTTCATGGGATACAGATACATGTGGTTTACATGTTCACGTATCTCGCACAGCGTTTCGTAAAGACGGCAAGCATAACGAAGCACACGAATTACGCTTCCAAAAACTTGTTTACGATAACAGCGCTCAAGTGTGTGCAATAGCAGGTCGCTCAAGTTCATACGCAAGGTTCATGGACAAAGGGCACCTAGTACCTAAGGTCAAGCACGGACAATCGGCTGATAGGTATGAAGCAATCAACATACAGAACGATCACACACTCGAAATCAGAGTGTTCAAAGGCTCACTCAAGAAAGAGCGTGTCTTATCTGCGGTAGAGTTTATCCACTCTGCCATTGAGTACACACGTACCATGAAAATTAACCCAAGAGATAAGCAGTTCTCATGGATACGCTTCATGGCTTACGTGTTAGACAATCAAGCCAAGTACTCAAACTTCGTGCAAGTCGCACTAAGTTCACTCGACAAACCGCTAGTACCATCATCACACATAGACGAGGAGAATAACTAATGTGTATGTTATGCGTAGTTCCACCCAATGTACTACCATCGAGAGAGAAGTTAACTTACTCTGCGATAAATAATCCTGACGGCTTCGGCTTCGCAATCGTTGTATCCAGCGAGAAGCGCATCATCGTAGAACACACGATGAACCCTGACGATGCTGTCAATCGTTTCCTCGAGATGCGTGCAAAGTATCCCGATGATTACGCACTATGGCATGCTCGCTATGCCACACATGGCACAACCAATCTTGCTAACTGCCACCCGTTTTACGTGGTAGATAACCAAACTGTGCTGGCACACAATGGCGTATTACCTATAGATATTCCAGCAGGTGATACACGTTCTGACACACGTATCTTTACCGAGGACGTACTCGCCCCAATGGGCGGTGTTAAGGCACTCGATAATCCTCACATGTACAACATGGTCGAGGAGTACACGTCAGGTTCCAAGTTGTGCATACTCACAGTTGACCCACGTGCCGAGTATCAAATGTATCTCATACACTCAGACAAGGGTGCAGAGGACGAGAGCAAAGTGTGGTGGTCAAACGATAGTTGCAAGGCTGACTACGGATACTCACGCTGGATGCCCAGTCAAGCGTACGATAGTTTCTACCCTTCGTACGATCATTACAGCACTCAAACGGAAGGTGTGTTCCCATGTGTAGGTTGCTACGCACTCATTGACGAGGACAGACTAGAGAAGGACGCAATATGTCCAATGTGTCTAACGTGTCAATGGTGTGATATGCACACAGAAACATGTATGTGCTATAAGCCAACCACCAAACTGCCTGACAGTACATACTCAAACGCATGGGGGCTATAATGAAACGCATAGCAAAGCAACCACCAGCAAGGGCACACGCAAGCATGGCTGAAATGTGCTACAAGCACTACGAAATAGCGATAGGTAAGCGCAACATGGTGGACGCCAGCAGGTGGCTACTCAAGGCGCACACCTATCGTGAGAAGGCTGGACAAATCGGACACGAGAAGGAGTTGGAAAATGAGAACCGCTAAGTGCATAGACACACGTTGCTACAAGTGTGATGTACCTATATGGGTACCTGTACACGATTACAACGTGGAAAGAAACTACTGCTACTCGTGTGGCATGTCCAAGATTGGGGTGTTAAGTGGCTACTACACTACGCAAGAAGGTGTGTGATTGGGATAATGTCGAGTGGAAAACTACTCGCACAGGCAACCAAACCGCAACCATCATGCTTAATGCTGGCGAGTATTTTCACATCGAGGAAGGCTGGGAAATTGATGGCCCGATACGTGTGAAGATAACTTACTCACCAAGCACAGATAGGACTAGCGCTAGGTACTCTCCTCTGCCTAGCGATAAGTTCGATATAGATAATCCATACGAGTACCCTTGTGCTTCGTGTGGTGCTGAGCGTCATGCCCCATGTGTGGGAGATGATGCTAAATGTTCGTTCCGTGTATTCCTAATGAAAGGCGGTATGCTGTGAGTTTCTTTCCTAAGTTCAAGAACGAACCATTGTGTACGAACTCAGACACACCTGATGATTGGTTCCCTGAGTTTGATCTTGTGCGTGGTGATAGGAAGGGTATCCGTCATAGATACTCATACACACCTAGCGCCATGCGTGCAAGAAATACATGCTTAAACTGTCCTGCGTATGAGGAGTGCTTAGAGTATTCCTTACAATGGACTGATCTCGTAGGTATATGGGCGAACCTAGATACGTATGAGCGTAGAGAGGAACAACGTGCGAGAAATATACAAACAACAAGTTTGACTTTCACGTATGATAATCCACTAGATATAAACATCGTGCCTAGAATACACGATAGAGATGAGTGGGAAAATGAACTACAATAATGATGAGTTCACACAGGAAACTGTGTGGGAACAGTTGCGTGTAATAGCGTGGATATCTTTCACCACGCTAGGAGTTTTATGCGCAATACTTTCGGTGGCGCTATGATGTGCAGATATTGTAAGCGCCAGCGAGAGGCTGGCATACAGGATAATATCCCTGCGTGCCATGCTTGCTACGTAAAGAAGGGTGGAATAAATGAGTGATTTACATACCTATCGAGTAAAGGCTAAGTGCATGGTTAGTGTCTATCAAGACATAACGTGTGATGACGTGGAGAGAGCCGTGTACCTAGCCCTCGATGCAGTTAATGAGTGGAACGTTTATTCGCTAGACGAAGCCGAAGTCAAGCGTGTACTAGAGGTAGAAAGGATAAACTAATGAGCGAGAAATATGTACTACGTGTGGAATTAACTACGCATGATGGTATCTATTACGAGGGCATATGTAATGTGCAAAATCTAATAGACTACAAGTTGCGTGATTACTTCACAGTTAAGAGTACCGAAATTAAGCAAGTGATGTCCGTCTAACATCACGTAAAGAAACCCTCACGACTCCTTGCGTGGGGGTTTTTTTATTACCCAATTACCGACCTTATGCTGGCACACGCAATCTGCGTATTCACAAACGCTGTGTCTTTCGTGTGCTAAATCCTCACGCCCATACGAATTCATAGTGCCACCCTGCTGACATGGACTACAGATCACGTGTATCACACACCCTTACGTGTGCACACGGGAGCCACACGGGAAAAAGTTTGTGTTGGTTTATTACATATCTTGCTGTCACACGTCCTCATCTATTGTGTCCTCCGTGATTTCCTCGTTTATTAACTCAGTTTCCACACTCACGCTTATTTCTTCCTCAGTAAAATCTCTTTCCTTGCGTGGATAGTTACCACCAAGAAAATTTAACATACTTTTTAATGCTCTATTTACACGCATGCGTACAGCATCTTGCGAGATAGATAACTCTGAGGCTATTGCGCCTAACTCAAGTCCACTTGCGTATCGCAAGATTACAATATCTCGCTGTTCCTTGTTTAATTTACTAATTGCTTTCTCAATATCAGAGCAGATTGCAGGCCAGTTATTGCCCTCAGATGCAACCTTTTTTACGTTAGTCACACTCAAATCATTCATGACAGGAGCCTCACGATTACCCGTTAAAACAGCAGGAATCAGCGATTCTAGCATGTTTTTATCGTAATAATAGTTATCCTCTACACGGAATCCAACCGACTTAGCCTTCTCTTTCTGACAGTAATCTTTGGCGGCATTACGTAGTGAGCGTGCAACGAGTTTGGTGGATTGCTTGCTGTCATGTGAATCATGCCAGTACTTAACTTTGTTTGGATGCGTAAGAAACCATAGCCATAACTCCTGACGTAAGTCATCAACATCTACCATGCGATACTTACGAGAGAACTCATAGGCAATAGATGAAACTACGCCTTCATATTCCTCGATAAATCTTTTTACCATCGCCATGTCTTGCCCTCAACCGTGAAACTATTTTTAACAATAGGCACAATTTGGGGAGTTACATTTTTACCATCCACATGCAAGATACCAAACCCTTGTTGCCAAGTGAATAGTCCTGCTTTAATATATTTCGCATGCTTAATATTCATGAGATGTCCAACTTCCATACCCCATATAGCACGAGAACCATTAGCCCAAGCCTGAGTGTAATGAGCCAGTCCCATACGATGAGTGTGTCCACACACGACAGACATACCACTTCTCTTTGCAAGTCCGAGAGCAGTAGCACCTGCTGTTGGTTGCACATTACCCTCATCACCATGCATAAGAAGCCAACCTGGGGCTATCTCTACAGGTCCATGATAGTAAGTGATACCTAAGTCATCTAACTTAAGAAACTTTTCAATCTCTAACTCTGGCAATCCTAAGAATCCAGGAGCAGATGAGCGTATCTTGTTGAACAACCTGTCTGAATGGTTGCTACGTACAATGGTATCAATAGTTAAATCTTCTAGTAACTTAACAGTTGTGTCTCTGTCTTTACCTATTGATCTTTCCCACTCAAGTTCAGTCCCCTTTGCCCAACGACTGATCGACTGGAAATCTATTTCATCTCCAACCGATACTACTGAATCTGGTTGATAGGCATAGATAAATTTCTTGAGTGCATTCACCGCATCTACATCATGAAACGGTGCCTGCAAATCTGAGACCACGACTATTGCTTTACTCATTTTTTATTTGCTCGTCTCTTATTTTCTAAGCCCACGTTTTTCTTCTTAGACAAGACCCGTAGGTTAGATATCTTGTCGCTACCTTTACGTCCACCATTATCTTTATGGTCAACCTCTTGGTTACGCTTCAACTTCTTACCAGTAGCCTTCTTGTAATCAAGACGTGCTTTATTGGTAGATGTTGTCTCGGTGCTTCCATCCTTTTTCTTACGTTTAATTACGTAAATAGGACGACCACCATTTTGTTTACTTCCCTTGTAAGGTCCGAATATTTTCATTCTTCACACTCACATACAAAATCAGCATCCATATCATCAAACACATAATCACTTATACTAAATAGTTCGCCTTCTAAGACTTCATCAACGATAGTATCAAGTTCTCCTTGATTGAGTACATACCATTCTGAATTTCCATCTATAGCAAGGTGTATCTTAAAGAACAAACGCATTAACCACTCAAATGGTTTGCCTAATAAGTATCTTATCATTTATCCCATTTTCCTCTCAGTACCAACAATGCGATTATCGCATAGTTTGCTAAGTCCTTAAATGAATCCTCGAAAGGTTCATGTTCAGGTGCCATATCCCTAACGCTGTCATATAAGTTATTTATACGAGCAGTCTTATCATGGATACGAACTCTTAGGCCATTGATGGCACCACCTGGTGCATTTGCTATGTTTTTTGGGCCGTAATCTTTATGCTTAGACAGCAATAAATCTACAAGTTCTTCTACTGTTTCCCATACACCTATCTCAAAGTCACTTGGATCAGGAATGTTATTATTTATTTTCGTCACTTTTGCCATATTTCTTGAGCATCTCCTCTATACTGTCTATAGTTTCTTTAGTCATTTCCATAGTCTTGGCTTCGTTAATAAACTTATGGAAAGACTGCTCACCTTCAGATGCATTAACTAGTGATAGGACTAAAGATTGAACTAAGGCATCAGCACACTCTAAGTGGCCATGCTGTATCTGCTTACTAATCTGTTCAAGAAGTGGAAATAAATCAATACTGTATCTGTTGCTTAAACGTAAACCCCAACTAAATGATACATCACAATGTTCCAAGAACATGAATATATCATCGGTCTTAAAGTCACAGTCTCCACACTTAAAGCCTTCTTCTGATGGAATTAATACGGTCATTGTGAGTTACTTATCTTGTTTTGGAAGTATTCAACACCATGCTTTAAATACATAGAGTTAACATCTTCACCCTCTGGCATTTGTACAGTTACTACATTAGGAAGTTCACGGGTTAATGATTTAGAAAAGTCATGTCCAGCCTGATCTCCATCAGCAAACATAAATACTTTATCAAAGTCTGCTAGCAATTTAGTGTAATGTTTCTTCCAGTTATTCACGCCAGGGACCCCAACCGAAGGTAAACCACAAACATAATCCAACGTGATGGTGTCAATCTCACCTTCACAAATACAAATATATGACGACGCTTTGAAGAATGACCTAGTATTGAAGAGATGTGTGTTCGCACCAGCCAAGCCCATATACTTCGGTTCTTCTGTTCCCATGGCTCTGAACCTGAGGTCAACCACGCCTGTACGAGTGATATACGGAATGGAAAGACGGTTTTCATATTGTTCATGACCCGTAACTGGATCTAGCACGACGCCCAATCCCACTTTCTTCGCTACCTCCAGAGTGATTCCCCGTTCTGCGAGGTAATCCTCCGCTTCGTGAATTGCTGCTGCGTAATACTTTGCTGCTTTGCCCAGAGATTCTCTCTGCGAACTTGATTGCTTCATGAAACTTTAGTCCCTCCCTCTCCATAATAATTCTGTAAGTGTCGCCCTTAACTTGGCAGGCGAAACAACAAAATACATTTTCTCCAGTACTGACTGTTGCTGACTTGTGGGTGTCATCGTGGAAGGGACATCTGATTGATGACCATCCACTTCGTTCAGGTACCTTTGCTCCATAATGTTCTAATATATCCTTAATTGGTAGGACATTTACACGTTGTGACTTTCTTGATCCATTGGTCAAAATCTTCTACCACCCATGCTTGATTTATTCCTGCCATTCTACGCTTAATGATAACATAAGATGGCGGTACCTCGCTAATTGAGCGAGCACTTGCATAATTCTTTGCTTCAACTACTGCCTCATTCCAGAACTCAGGCAACTTGAGTGCTTTAGTCGCCTTGAGTTCCAGGATATAAGTTTTACCATTGGCCATGACAACAATGTCGCCTTCGTCTTTAGCCCCCGCCTTCGTTAACCTTTCGGCTATCAAACTATTTGAACGTAACCATTTTAGAACAGTTGTTTCAAACAAAGAACCTTTGCGTCCATTTTTGTTGGCCATTTAGTCTTAGTACCAGCCTTTTCTATCATGATGATGAAGCGCTAAAGTAGGCGTTTTATACCGCTTTTTTATGTACTTTAGCCCTAAATCAACTTGTTTGGTTAAGGGTGTATCCTCAGGCATATTAAGCATTTGGGGTATGCCATACGCTGATGACTTTGGGTTATCTGCTGTGTAATCCCAGCGAGATTCTTTAGTCCAAAGAGTGAGTAATGCTTTCCACTCTCGGTCATTCCAACCTACTTGCTTTACTTTCATAAATGCATATTTCTTAGCGAGTTTTTTACTTTGACTAATTGTCAAATTTAAGTCTTTACAGATCGGGTTCATACGGGTTACGTCCGTAATAGACGCAGCCGCAGGTTGATGCCAAGTACCCGCAAAGACCACAAAACACATTAAGATGTATTTCAGGTTGTTTTTCTTCATAGTCTCTCCTCTGTTGGGGCTGTTGCCTTTGTCCCACAGACAGCACACTCCATATCGATAAAGTATGAACTTATTGTATTACTATCGTCATCCCATTCGACGAGTAGTTTCCAAACAAAAGAACCACAAGGACATATCTTGGTAGATTCACCACGTATATCCATGGACTCTTTATAGTCTGGTTTTAATTCCCAGATATCCTTAGCACTCATATTCTTTCAGGGATATCAGAAACTTCCATCATTTCAGGATTAAATTGTAGCCAGAAAGATGTATCTCCACTTGGATCTGCTTTGCCATACCTGTTTTTAACAGGGGCAACTGCAATATATCCAGGAGCATTACTTCCGACTGTACATATCAAGGCTGGCAATTGTGCTACCATTCCTTGCAACGCTGATCTAGGCTGGCACGGATTACCAGGGTAAGATTCCTTCGTGTGATGAAGGATAAGAACCGCAGCATTAGTATCTCTTGCAAGATATTTCAGTTCTTTAATTGTAGAACGCATTCCTGCGAACTCTTCACCACCATCGTTAGCGATATCCATTAGGTTATCAACTACGATTAAGGTTGGTGGACAACCCCATAGTTCCTCAAAGGCAGAAACTTCTAGATCTAAATCAACCAAAGTAGGGGCTGACTCAAATGACCAAAAGATATGTCCTGAGTTCTCGTTGATTACTTTCCGTGATTCATCAACATTTTCTATGAGCATCTGTTCAGCCACGGATTGTGATTGACCAGAAATCATTGATAGCAGACGCATAGCCATTGTATGTGCATTAGTATCTGCGCTTATATAAAGCGTTGGAACTTTTGTCCTAAGGGCAATCGCAAGGGCAAGTGTTGATTTACCTGCCCCTGGAGTGCCAGCAATCATAGATACTTCTGCCCGTCTTATGACAATCTTATTGATCTCAAAAGTACGAAATACTGTTGGCAATGGTTCGCCACCAATATCTTTGCTACCTACTGCACGGGCTAAAGTTCTCATGGCTTAAAATGTACTCCACTCAGAGTCAGTACGTCGGATCCATGCTGGCTCACATTGGTCTGGAGTACCCTTTGGTGATGGACACATGAACGCTTTCCATGGTCCTTTAGCACCAGCACCTGTACGTTTTGTCATCTCACCATGTTTACAGGAACGACCTGATGGTCCAGTACTTGGTGTAAATGTTTGTGTTGGGCTTGATACTGGTCTAGCACCTAGACCTTTTGCAAGGTTGCCTACTGCCTCTTCATATGAAGCAGGTACTCCCTCTACTGATGTTGCCATGGTTGAGATTAAATTCTCAGCCCCGACATCACCCAATATCTGAGTCAAGTTACCCTTGAACTCATCGGCAGTATTACCAGCAATCACAAAGATGCGACCATCTGGTAACTTACTACTAACTTGGAAGTTAGCATTAGCCATTGTTTTTCTCCTTTTCTGTGTATTTACCATTCATAAACTTACAGTAGGATAGCACACCACATCGTCCACAGTTGGACAAGTTAGGCAAGAATATCTCAGCCTTACGTGCTCTATCAAATTCAGAGTAGATATGTTCTACCTCTTGAGTAGCAAGATGTTCTAGACTCCAAGTGGTTACATGACCAGTGCGTGCATCCCAAAAACCCGCTTTGTCCACTTCAAGGCCATCCATCTTGCGCAAAGCCCACGCATAAGTTGCAAGTTGAAGTGGGTGTCTTTGAGATGACGCCCCTGTCTTAATGTCTAAAAGGACTATCTTGCCATCGTAATCCGTCATCACTCGGTCAATGGCCATCTTTACAACAGTATCTACCAAAGGAACCTCATACTGTTTTTCGATGTAGTCCTTATAGACACCCCACCCATTGGAACGAAACTCTATCCAACGTTCTAGCATCCATAAACCTTCTCCGTACCACCAAGACATATCTTCCCTCTTGGCGTATTCCCAAGAAAGCATATCTCCGTTTAGTTCTTCATCTTCTTTTACTTGTTGAAACCAAGCATCATTCCAAATAGTTTCGGCAAACCCAGGATTTAGATCATACATCTCGGTAGCCCTATGGACAGCAGACCCACCCGTAAACCAGACAGCATGTTTCTCGGGTACGCCTTGTAGTTTTGTTAAGTTGTACTTCCATCCACACTCTTGATAAGTTCCAAGAGAGGAATAGGATATATGTTTAGGTAATTCGTTCATAACAGAACCCTACCACACCCTATTGGCTGTCGCCAATCGAACCCTGCCTGAACCCTGAAATTAAGAAATGCCCCCCTACCCCCCATAAAAATTATGAGTGGTCAGGGAGGCTGGTTAGGCTTTTGCCGTCACCCGTCAATTGAAGTTTCTGCCCCACGGTTTCCCGCAGGGGTAAGATATATTAAAATTATAAATCGTGCAAAACGACAAAAAGCCCCCTGTCCTAGGGTGGTTACCTTAGGTAGGGGGACTTCGTGTCTTAAAACGGCCTTTAAAGGCTATTTAGGGGTATTTATTTGGTACCCAAGCCATACTCTTTTTCGGTCTTATCTGCCCATTTAGCCAAAGGTCCTGCTATAGAGCCGATTAGGATTGCATACTCAGGAGTGAGGTCAGCAGCGAGTGCTAATCCCATAGTTACTGCTGATGCTAGAACAGCACGTAGATAAGACTTAAATGCAGCCTTACTTTTCTTGCTTTTCAATTTAGCAATTAGATCTTTCATATCCATCCTTTAAGGGCGTGCAACGCCCATTACTAGGGAGTAGGCACGTTTCCTAAGATACACACCATCTCCATTTGACTGACTACCTTTACTGCCACTAGAGGTATTACCCTCATAGACCGTAAGGTATTTTTTTCCATCGTTACTGGCGCATATCCCAACATGGTCAGGCTGTGCATCACTATCGAACTGGAAGAATACTATATCACCAGGTTGAGCCTTGCCAACTGGGATTATCTTGCCTTTTTTGGTAAACCACTTAAGTCCCGCATCGCATGATGCAAATCCCTTACGGGTCTGTGCTGCCACCTTGGATACTATCCCTGCTTTATCAAACACCCAAGATACGAACATAGCACACCAAGGTTGGTTATTAGCACCATACCATTTGCCGTACATATTATTGTTGTTACTGCCTACTTCTTTATATCCAAGTTGTGACTTGGCTATGTCTACTACCATCATATTGACCACCATCCATTGAATCCAGCATCAGGGTTATCTTGTAACCACTTTTCTCTTAATTCATTTTGCTTAGGCCAGCATATATCATGTGGCTCACAGCCACAATTCTGACAGTTATTGTCTTCCATTTTGAATCAAAATCTGGTAGAGGGTGTCTACCTTTTCCTCTAGTCGGTTAACCTGGTCCTTGATACTAGAGCCACCATTTTGCTTAAGTTCAGACAGATAGTATTTAACTAAGTGTCTCACACCTAATGCTAAAGAACCAAATAATGTGGTTATGGCTACTGCAAATGCTGCCCAATCTTGCGCTGACATTATAAGACCGTTCTAACTGTGATAGTTAATAAACCGCCAAACCCATCATAGCGAGCACTAGGTGGTGTCTTACGTGTAAATGATACTTTCTCTACCAAGGCTTGAACCCTTTCTCCAGTTGTAAAGTCTTGAACATTAATAATATCTCCAGCGGCTTCTATATCTTCTAACTTTTGGATACGCTCCCAAGCACGGCCTTCATATCCAGCCAGTACATTGTATCTATCGGTTTCCACGTCATAACACCAAACAGGGAACTGAATCAACCGTTGGCGCTTAGTCGCTGGAAGAGATTTTGCCTGAAAGCCCTTGAAAGTTGGGCCAAGACTGGTATTGCTTGCGCTACGTGAGAGCGTAAATTTATAGGATATAAACTCCTGTGGTCCTTCTGGACTGTTTGTAGCAGCCTCAGGAGTACCAATAGAAGAGTTATATGTGATAACTGCATAGGTATTATTGTTTGAATCAACAGTTGCTATATCCATAGCACCATTAGCAAATATACCACGGCCACGAATGAACTTATAGTTCTTAGGTTCTAGTGTTCCATAACGAATAGCACCTGTAGTTAGGTAGCCACTAGATTTTTTAACACTAGGTAACTCTCTGTATACGTGTCCATTAGTAGAGTTATAGGTTGTACAAAATGCTAGATTATTACTAGTTCCAAAGAAAGCCACACCAGTAGTTTGGTGTTCTGTTGTTTGGGTATATTGTAGATCATTAGCATAAGCAAATCTCAAGGATTCACCCTCTACAGAAGTACTTAAATCAATGCGGATAAGACCAGCATCTAATGAACCAATACCTGTAGCACACCATACAAAACGATCACGAGCAGCGAAGTCATAGCAAGGCTGTGATGTTTCCACAATAAGTGGACCATAAGATACAGAACCATCTTGGTCATTTACAATGCCAACACGGACACCTTTATTGGTGCCGATCAGCATATATCCTAAGTAGTAGTAAATGTCATAAACAATTTCACCAGGAGGAAACTCAGCAGATACGATTGCTGAAGTCAATGTTGGCATAGAGCCAGATGTGTTACTTAGGGTATACTTTTGAATAGTCGAATGTATAGCATTGTGTCCAGCGGTATAAATGGCAGGACCCGAAGCAGTAATACCTGTATAAACATAAGTAGTTACAGGGTTTGTATAAAGAGCAGTGGGTAGAGCGGTTGCATTAGGCGCTACCTCAAAAATTTTATTATTAACTGACATGACTATGCGATCTTTTACATACTCTAATAGAGCATCTGTTACGGTAGTTCCCGTAGCATAAAACATAGTAACGACATCAGATGTATCGCTAGAATTTCCCGTTAAAGGCTTCTTGTACATATGCAATTTTGATGCACCACCTTGCGGTGTATTGGTTACCCAATAGGCATATGTACCATCATCACAGATACCATATACAGGTTCTGCTGAACCAGAGTTGTAATCAATAAAATGTGTTAAACTGCTTGTAGCACTTCCTACTGGAGATACTGCTGCAGAAGTTACATTAGTTGCAGTTTTAGCGTAGGTAAATGTTGTAGTTGTAGGTACTGTAGTAATAGTATAAGTACCATTAAAGGTAGCATCTACACCAGTAATCACTACTTCCATACCTACTGAAAGACCATGAGCAGCAGAGGTAGTTAATGTAGCCACGTTTGAGGTTAAGGCTTTATTGCTGACAGAGGCTGTTATAGGTTGATAAACCTTATCTACATCATATCCATCATGAAGCAATACGGCATCTCTGTCGCTATATCTAATAGAACGAACATGCTGACTAGGCTTACCATTTGCTTGTAGGGCAGTAGTTACTTCATGGTTTTCATAAACATCATTTAATAAAGATACCTGTCCCTTTGTCCAAACATCTACACCTTGAGAGTCGGTAAATCTATAGTTAGTGGATTCTCCTGAAGTTGGATCATAAAACTTAATACCAGTACCACCATGAAATGATGATTGAGAACGAATCCACCAACCAGTTAGAGATTGCTCTCCTGGTTCTTTGGAGTTGTCAAACTGATCTTTACGATAAGGCGCAGTTTCTCTTTGATACGGATTAACATCCGTAGGTGCCAAAATGAAAGGTTCTCCACCAATAGCAACGTCATAGTCTTCTGCGTTATTTATCCAAAAACCAGCAATACCGGGGTTACCAACATTGAGGGGTAACGATTCGGTTATATCACGACCAGCCACAGTGCTCCTTTAAATAGTTACGAGTATTACAGTGCTGCGATTTCGTCAGCAGACAAACCTAGTGCTGCTAACTTTGCCTCTGCTGATGCTTTGGCTGCAGCCTTGGCTGTTGCTGCTGCTTCTTCTTCTGCCTTGCGAGTCGCATAGGCCGCTGCATCTGCTTCTCTTTGAGCAACTTCTGCATCGGTAAGTTCTACCTCAGTAGATATTCCTGTGGAACAATCCACAATTACTTTAGTTGGGTTTGGCATTGTTTCTCCTTAGTTGTTATGATTTTGATATTCCGTATAGGTAAGCGGTTGAGTATTGTAAAAATGTGCCGCTACTAGGCAAAAGTTTAACTGAAGTGATTGCAGCAGTATTACTCCACAGAGTTGCATAAAATGCTTGGTCGCCTCTAATAGCATTGTTTTCTGCAACAGAATCACCACTTACAGATTTGTAGTTAGCACTTGCGTAATTAGTTATATAAATTGAAGCATTGCCAAAAGAACTGGCAGTCATACTAGCAGCAGGAATAGTTCCTACTTGGTTGTTTGTATTATTTTGAGATACTGGTGTTCCTGAACCTACGCCAACAATATTTTTCCAACTAAAATTAGAAGAACTATTATTAAATTGAATATAAATATCATCAGCATTTGCTGCAATACTTGAACGAAGTGAACATAAGATTTGCAAATCTGTATAAGTAGCAGGTATAGAAGTGAACTCTATGTTAGCCGCACCACCACTACCAACAGTTGAACTTGCAATTAAAGTATATGTATTAGCCATTATGCCGCCGCTATTCCGTAGAGTGTGAAGGTTGAGCCTGTATCTAAATTATTTGAACCAGTATTTTGTTTAACAGTAATTGAATTTATTGCACTTGCATCCCGCCAACATCCAACTATTGCTTCAGTTCCAGGGCCATTACTTGTGGAACCGTTAGAGTACCGACTTAAAACAGTTTTGAAAGTTGTACTGTTTGAATAATTCATTATGTTTGTAATAACAGTTCCAAATGTATTAGAGGCAGTTGGAATACCCACATTGTAGGTAAGTGTAATGTGAGATTGACTAGTCGCTCTTGCTGAACCAGCAGTTGTACCATCTCCATATAAGTCGGTTAAACTATAGCCAGAGGTACTTGAATTAAATTGTAATATTAATCCAAAACCTGCAGTAGTTATTTTCACATTAGATACTAAAACTAAATCAGTATAACTTCCCGAAATACTAGAGAAGGTAACTGATGATGCTGCGCTACCTAAAGTAGTTGTTGCTATCGGTTTGTATGTTGTTCCTGCGGCCATTGTCTATGCTCCTTTAATTCCGTATAAAGAAAATTTACTATATTGTGCAAAAGAATAAGCAGGTACAGTAAGTGTGATTGTAGATATAGCATTAGTATTTAACCATAAATTAGATACCATAGATACAAATCCATTACCATTTCCATCATAACCATTGATACTACGAATAGTTTTATATTTATTTGTATTAGCATAGTCAATAAAATCAAAAATCATAACACCAAAAACTGATGTTAAATCATTGCTAGGTGTTACATCTATAAGACCAGCATAACTACCAGTTGCAAGACCTCCAGCGCTGACAGTTGAGCCATCACCAGATAGAACGTGACGTGTGTAGTTAGCGGTGCTAGTATCGCTGTTTACTTGACAGAATACACTTGCTGTGTTTTGACCAGTACGAGTGTTTTTTGCAGAAACACGAAGTTGTAAATGCTTAAAAGTGTCAGGTATAGAACTGATTGTAATGGTTGCCTGACTACTACTTAATGTAGTTGTTGCAATAGATTCGTAATTGCCAAAGTCAACGGTAGGATTACCAGCCAAAAAACTAGAGTAATTAGTTCTAGGTGTGGCTAATCCGCCAGCACTAGACAGTTTATAGACACCCATATTAGGCTATCTCCACTCCTGAGATGTGGAAGTTAACGGTAGTAGCAGATGCTAAACCTTTAATAGTCTGAGTAGCAGTTAGTGGTTGCTTTAATTGTATGATAGTTGAGTCATTGGCTCCAACGGTTACAGTCTTTGCTAGAACTATATCATTAAGTAATAGTTCGTAAGTAGCAGTTGATGCTGCTGTATTAGTAACAACAATATCAGTTACTACAGTTGTAGTTGCCGAAGGGGTTGTGTATAGTGTTGTGCTTGATGTTGATGCTGCGCCTCTAAAGAGGATTTTACTTGTTGTAGCCATTAGTTACTACCTTTCGTTGTTGTTATTTAGAATCCATCACATCTTCAATAATGAGTGGGGTTAAATCTATAGCAGCAACTGCTGCTGATACTTCTGAATCTGTTGCTAATACTGTGGCTGAACCAGCCAAGTTTGCCAAATCTCTTGCTTTGCTCATTGTACTTCCCTCCAAGATAGGTCATCCTCTGACCAGTAGTAGAACTTACCTTCTGTTGTAGGCATAGGAGTAGGTGCTTGCCAACGGCAAGTAGCCTCATCTAAGACCCAAGAGTTAAAAGGTTTAGGTGCTATAAAAGCATCCCTTGTAGCATCATAGGTATAACCAATACCTGCATAGTTTTTACGTATGTTGCCATTGTAAGATGTTCTCTTACATACTTGACCTCTGAAGTTACCATACCAAGTTTCAGTATCTAATCCTTCAATAAGTTCAGTTTCATCTATACCTGTAATTACCTCAGTAACTACATTATTGTTATTTAAAAAAGCGTAATGTGCCATTATGCCCAACTCACGTTTCCTGTGCCTGCTGTTATTGTTGTTACTTTAAATCCACCTGAAGGCGAAGCAGTTGAACCTGTTAATCCAGCACCAATGGTAATTGTTCTTGTATCAGGGTATTTAAGGATTACAACTCCTGAGCCTCCTGCCCCACCTGCTCTGTCCACACCATCTGCTCTACCAGCACCACCGCCACCGCCTCTATTAGCAGTTCCAGCAACTCCAGTAGTGGCGGACTTGCCACCCCCTCCAGAGCCTCCCAAACCATCTTCGGCATCACCTCCCCAGCCACCACCTCCACCGCCACCTGCATATGTAACTGATGAGCCAGTAATTGATGTTGCTACACCAGCGCCACCATTACCACCAATAACAGGTTGATTGTTTGGTCCACCTGAGCCCGATGAATTGTTACCTACTGCTCCAGCACCACCACCACCACCAGCGCCTGCGTAACCTACAGTTCCACTTGATTTACCGCCAGCATAACCTTGACCACTTGTACCTGTACCACCTGAGGAAGAAGTGGTACCACTAGCGCCACCACCTGAACCACCGTTACCGCCAACACCACCATCGCCATTCTTACCAAATCCACCACCAGTTGATGTAATTGAACTAAAAACGGAATTAACACCTTGTGAGCCTGCTGTGAGTGCAGGACCAGCAGCGCCACCAGCACCAACTGTAACTGTAACATTACTATTTAATGCAACGCCTATTGCAGATTCTAATGAACCACCGCCACCAGTAGCAGTTACAGTGCAACGCATACCTCCAGCACCGCCACCGCCACCGCCTAGATAGCCAATAGAACCACCACCTCCGCCACCGCCTGCAACAACTAAATAATCAACTGCGATAGTTCCTAATGGTCCACCACCAAACCAAGAGTTAATAGTGTTGGCATTGGCAACGCCAGTTAGTCTACTTCTTAAACCATATCTTGACATTAAGCAATCCTGTTCACATAACCTGTAAGAGTAACTACGTTAGCAGTTGCAGCAAATGCCTTAACTACAAGTGAGTTTGTTAGTAAGAGTCCAGGAGATACAAGAACTAATCCTGTACCTTCAGCGCCAATGTTAATCTCAATGTTGCCATCTGGAGCAGCAGCCTCTCCCCATTCAAGGGTAAGTTTTACTACTGATGCTGATGAGTTATGTGCGTATAACCAAATCTCATCAAGGGCTGTTGCGTGTGCTGTATGAATAGTTGTTCCTGCTGTAGCGGTTTGAACAACCTTGATGGCTTTACCATCTGTTGAACCACTAAGTTTTAGTTTTGTAAAAGTTGCCATTTTATTCTCCTTATCCGAATACTTGCATTGAAATTACTGCTT